GCAGGAGAACACGATGCGGCGGCTGGTATAGATGCAGCACCGCGTGCTGACGCGCTGGAGGCTGACCCTGAGCCAGGCGTGCCGCGTCGCGGCGTGCGCGCGGGCGCAGGAGGTGCTCGGGCGCGCGGTGTGCGTGGACGACCTGGTGGCGGACTTCGACTCGGAGCCGGCGCTGGTCAGCCGGTGCCTGCGGGAGATGGTGGCGCGCGAGTTCGTGCAGATTGCGCTGGTGCCGGCGGCGTGCGCGGGCCGGCGGTGCCGGTTCTACGTGGTGTCGGCCCGCTGGTACCTCGCGGCGCGGGCGATGCGGCGCGCGGGGTGCCTGCCCGGCGTGTGCTGCGTGTGCGGGTCGCAGAACGCGGTGGCGTTCCCGTTCCTGCGGCGGTTCTTCTGCCGCGACTGCTTGATGGAGGTGCATCGGGATGACTACAAGGACACGCGCGAGCGTGCGGGTGCGGCCGGCCGACGTGCTGGCCGGGTGGTGGGCGGTCGACCTGTACGACGGCGCGGGGCGCTGGGCGGCGACGGCGGGCCCGTACCGGGAGCGGGCAGCAGCGAAGCAGAAGGCGGACGCCATCCGGCGCGAGATTCGGTGCCCCCGGCGCCAATCCAGCTGGCAGCAGCGGCGGGCAGATAAGGAATGAGTGGTTGGTGACGGACTGCCGGCGGTCGGGCGACGCGGCGTTCGACGCGCTTGTGGTCGCTATCCTTGAGCAGATCCCCGCGGTCGGCGCCCGCGCGGGCGAGCCGGGCGTCCGGGTGGCGCTGCGGGCGCGCGACGCGGAGGGCAACATTCACTTCCTGGGCGTGTTGCCGGGCGGCGTCAGGGCGCGCCCCCTAAGGTACTCGCCCCTGGCCACGGATTTAACAGCGAGAGAAGTCAACGCGCAGAGAACGGAGGTCGCCCGTGATTTTCATTGAGGTTCGTTCCGACAAGTGCGGAAGCGTCGGACTTTCGCGACGTTGCTTCTACGCCCACCAGATGCGCGAGGAGTTGAAAGCGAAGGGCTGGAAGCACGTTGCCGAGGGTGGGAAGGACTTCTGCCCCAAGTGCAAGCCCCGTCGAAAGCCTCGGAGGCGCTCACGTACGACGGTCGTGCTAGTAAACAGCGAGAGAAAAACGGAGCGAGGTTAACATGCGACTCGCATACGCCGACCCCCCGTATCCTGGCTGTGCTGCGCTCTACAAAGACCATCCAGACTACGCGGGCGAGGTGGACCACGCCGCACTGCTCCGCACTTTGCAGGACAACTACGACGGGTGGGTATTGCACACGTCGTCTGTGGCGCTCAGGACCATCCTGCCGCTCGTTCCAGACGGGGCCAGGATCATGGCATGGGTGAAGGGCTTTGCGGCCTTCAAACGCAACGTCAGCGTCGCCTACGCCTGGGAGCCGGTGATCGTGAAGCCCGCCCGAAAGCCGGTGGTGTCCAAGCGCCTCGTGATGCGGGATTGGGTCGAATGCTCGATTACTCTCAGGCGAGGACTCACGGGAGCCAAACCGGAGAAGGTCTGCCATTGGGCATTTGAGATGCTCGGGGCGCGTCCCGACGACGATCTGGTTGACCTGTACCCCGGCACAGGAGCCGTGACGAGAGCCTGGGAGACGTGGCGTGGGTTGTTCGTTCTGCCCGCCGCTACGCCGAATGTAGCAGCTGCTACAAAGGGTGTAGCACCTGAGCAAAAACAAGAGGTTGGGCCATGATAAAGGATGAGCGTTTGCGGCTTTTGGCCGCTCTCGGGCATGTGGTCGAGGTGCTCGACGACCTGAGGCCGTGCGGCCATTCGGGCGACGAGGAGACGGGCGAGCACGATGCGGACTGCATGCTCTGCCGGGTCGAGGCTGCGCTCGCGCACGCAGAGGAGGAGGGGGGAGTCAAGGGGGGAATCGAGCCGTCTTCCCCCCTCCCCCTGGTCGATGTTCCCCCCTCCCGCACGAAATAATGACCTTATCCCAGAGGTGCGGCAGGAGTATGTTCGAGCGCGAAGTGGTGCGAAGGCCGCGATCGCCCGGGCGACTGAATAGTTCGGGCAGGGACGCCTGGCGTGTGCGAACACCCCTTGACAGCGGGCGGGCGGATATGCCACCATTGCCGGCATGTCATTCGAACGATCCATTACGGCGGGCAAGCCCAGGCGGCGGCGGGCGCAGCGCATCTATGTCACCCTGACGGAGTTTGAGCGCGAGTGCATCGAGGCGGCGGCGGAGCGTGAGAGCATCGGGGTGACGGAGTGGGCCCGGATAACCCTCGTCGCGGCCGCCCGGCGGCAAATCAACAAGCGCGCAAACCGGGTTCCGACGCTTACGCAGACGCTCGGGCACACGCCCGGGCCGTACACCATAATCGAGACGATCACAGCGTCTACGCTCACGGCGTCCGAGGAAAAGCTGTGAGGCGGCGGCCGGACACAGTCGTGACGGACTGCCGGCGGTCGGGCGACGCGGCGTTCGACGCGCTCATCGTCGCCATTTTCGATCAGCTCCCCGCGGTCGGCGCGCGCGCAGGCGAGCCGGGCGTCCAGGTGGCGCTGCGGGCGCGCGGCGCGGAGGTGGACGTCATGCGCCAGCGGGCTGACAGCGTCAGGCAGCAGTGGCTCGCCTCGGGGGAGAGCGATTTCAGTATTTACCAGCACCGCGATTACATCGCGGACGTCTACATCTGCTGGGCGTGCATCTCCAGTAAGAACGTCACGAATCTGCATCGCTGGCTCCTGCAGCACGAGCGGGATGCGCGGGCGCTGACCATTTTCGACGATTACAACGGGCTCGGGCTGACCTCGCTCTTTTTTGCCCAGCACGGATACCGCGTTGCATACTTCAACGACGTGCCGAGCCAGATCCGTGCGATGGAGCGGTGCTGCGATCGGTTCAAGATTCCGGCGTCGCGCCTGGATGAGACCCGCAGCGGCCGCTATGACGTTGTGATGTCGTTCGAGGTCGCAGAGCACCACCTGGAGCCGGAGACCTACGTCCGCATGCTGATGCGCATGGCGCCCCGGTACCTGGTGATGACGACGGGGTTCAAAGAGGTCTACGCCGGCCATTTTCCCGAGTACCGGGTGGGTGGCCGGATGGTCCCGATTCGCCAGGTCGGGCGGTTAGTCAACCAGTTCATCGCGGAGGAGTTTGACTTGGTGTACCAGGGGTACAATGGGAACGTGGACGTGGACCACGCGTCGATCGAAGCTGAGTTCGCCGTCCTGAATGGCCGCCCCATGCGGGTCCCGTTCGGGATCTCCGAGAACTCCTGCAACCTGAAAGAATCGCCCGAGCACCTCGTCATCAAGGAGTGCCTGAGGCGCTCCGGGATCATTCGTGTCTGACCTGCTGGCGGTCCTGTGGGAGCGCGTCGACCTCCCGTTGCCGCTCATCGACGGGGACGAGGCCCTGCGCCTGATCGACGGCGACTTGGAGCGGCTCGTCGCGGCCAGCCTCGTTCGGGAGACCCAGGCTGCGTCCTCGGTGGTCTGCGATGCGTGCGACTTCGGCCACGTCGAGGACGTCGTGTTCATCGACACGCCGGCAGACGCGGGCGTCCGCGCCTACATCATGTGTCCCGACAACGGACGGGTCCGAGTGCCGATCGACCGCCTCCGTCGGTGGGAACTGGACTTCGACGGCCTGGCGCGCGGGGTAGCGGCAGCGCTCGCTGGCAATGGCGTCCCCGAGGAGCTCGTCCCTTCTCGCTTGTGGTTCGTCGGGAAGGCGGTGTTTGCCACTCGCTCACGGGACGTCTTCCTCGCGCGGGGGCTGACCTGGCCCGACGCGCATGACGTCGTCAAGCAGGCGTCCCGGCTCGCCACGTCTGGGACTCCGCTCGTCTTCGTCGCCGGCGCCGTGCCCCCAACCACCGTGTGGGGAACGAACATGCCGCCCGTCATGCCCCTGAGCGTGGTCCTCGCGCTGCACGACGGCCGGATCTCCGTCGACAGGATGCACATCGAAGGGTCGCTTTCGGGTCGCACCGCCGCGGCCGGCGACTTCTCCCCAGAGGAACGGCAGCGACGGATCAAGGACCAGCGGGCTCTGTTCACCGACGTCTCCTTCGAGTTCGCGACGGAGCCAGGAGTGCGGCACATCGTGCGCATCAACGGCTTCGACTTCGGCGGGTTCCGGAGCAGCGACCTGAAGTTCACTCGCCTGCTGCTGCTCGCCGCGGCACGCGCGGCAGACGTGGACGCCGAGGGTGGCGGCTGGCTCGACAAATGGCGGCTACTCGGCGACGAGGGGGACCATGACCTCCAGGAGCTGCGAGCGGAGCTGGAGAAGCGCAAGCCGCGCATTTTCAAGCGCCGCATGCCGAAGGAGTAGGGCGATGACTAAGAAGGCAGCGCAAAAGGTGATGGCAGCCGGGGTGGTCGTGCACTGCGCCCACACGGACGTCGTGGACGTGACGAAGCTCATCCCGAACCCGCGCAACCCGAACATGCACCCGGCCCGGCAGATCGAGCTGCTGGGGAAGGTCATCCGCGCGCAGGGGTGGCGGGCGCCGATCACCGTCTCCCGCCGATCGGGGTTCGTCGTGCGGGGGCACGGCCGCCTCCAGGCAGCGCTGAGGGTCGGCCTCGCGGAGGTGCCCGTCGACTACCAGGACTACGCGGACGAGGCGGCGGAGTGGGCGGACCTCATCGCGGACAACCGCATCGCCGAGCTGGCCGAGATGGACCTGGAACTCCTCAAGGAAGGGCTCCTCCTCCTCAAGGACAGCGCGTTCGACGTGGAGCTGGCCGGCTTCGATGCGGTCGAGTTCGACCGCCTTATCACGGACGGATCCTTCTACGGCGTGGCGAATGACCCCGCCGCCGAGTGGGCGGGGATGCCGGCGTTCGACCAGAAGGACAAGATGGCCTATAGCGACATCGTCATGCACTTCCGGTGCGAGGAGGACGTCGCCGCATTCGTTGCGCTGATCGGACAGCCTATCACCGCGCTGACGAAGTACCTCCAGATGGAGCGGGCGGTCACCGGGCTGTGGCGCGCGCGCGGCATCGACTGGGAGGCGGTCGAGGCGGACCACGCGGCCCAAAGGAGCGCCATTGCCTAGGAAGCAGAAGCAGGGCAGCGCGGGGCCCGTCGCGCGCGGCACGCGCCGGCAGGTCGCGCCCGGGGACCTCCAGCCGAACCCGTGGAACCCGAACGAGATGGACGACGTGACGCGCGACAAGGTGCGCGCGTCGCTGGCGCAGTTCGGGCAGGTCGCGGAAATTCTCGTGCGGCAAGTCGGGCCGGACAACCCGCCCGCGCACGGCCAGCGGGCGGAGCCCGGCCTGGAGATTATCAACGGCGAGCACCGCTGGCAAGAGGCCTGCGTGCTGGGCATGACCGCGGTCGACGTGCGCGACCTCGGCGTGGTCTCCGACCAGGAGGCCAAGCAGATCACCGTCGTGCTGAACGGGCTGACGGGGTCGCCGGATCCGAATTTGCTCGGCGCGCTCGTCGAGGAGTTGGTCGCCAGCGAAGGGATCGACGCGCTCGAGGCCGTGCTGCCGTACAGCGCGGCGGAGCTAGAGGGGCTCGCCAAGCTGTCGGTCGCCGACCCGTACTTCGCCGCCACGTGGGCCGAGCGCGTGGGCGGCGGGCTCCGCCCCGACGGCGTGCCGTTCGTGTGGAAGGACAGCGGCAAGGTCTACCTGCCCGTGTCCGTCGGCACCGCGCTCATCAAGGAGTTCGACCGCATCGCGGGGCGGATCGCCAGCCGCGGCAGTCGCGACGTCGCCGCCGTCCTCGCCGCCGTCGCCGCCACGGCGACCACCGAACTGATCGACGCCGCCTGGGACCGGGTGCTCGATGACGAGGAGGAGCCAGATGCCGAGTGACCGCCCCGGCCCGCGCGGCGCGCGCCTGACCGTACCGCTCGCCGCCCTGCGGCCGAACCCCTGGAACCCCAACCGGCAATCCGAGGCGACCGCCCACAAGCTCGGCCGCAGCCTCGGCCGCTTCGGCGTCGTGACCGAAATCCTCGTGCGCGAGGCCGCGGGCGGCGCCCTAGAGATCGTCGACGGCGAGCACCGCTGGCGGCAACTCCAAGCGGCGGGCGCGCCTACGGTCGAAGTGCGCAACCTGGGGCCGATCCCCGACGCCGAGGCAAAGAAGCTCACCGTCATCATGAACGAGCTGTCCGGCACCCCCGCCCCCGCGCGGCTCGCCGCCCTGCTCCGCGACCTCGAAGCTGCCGGCGCCCTGCCCGCCGCCGCCGAGGTCCTGCCGTACTCCGACACCGAGATCGCGACCCTACTCGCGCTGCTCGAGCCCACGCTCTCGGCCGACGCCCTCGCCGCCGACCTCGAATGCCACCTCGCCGCCAACACCCCGCGCATCCCCGAGCGGGCCCCCCGCGGCGAGCGCTTCGTGCTCGCCAACTACCGCGGCTGGGTGCCCCCGCCCGTCGCCGCCGCGTTCGACGTGGCGTGGGACGCGATCGGCCGCCGCACCGGCAGCCCGGACCCCGCGCCCCGCGCGCGCGCCTTGGCCCGCGTGCTCGCCGCGGCCCGAAAGGAGCCCCAATGACCGGCCGCAAGATGCCCGACACCACCGGCCAGCGCGCCGTGAACGCGCCGCGTCTGTCGCGCAACGAACCAACGGTTCCCAAAGGACAGCCCGGCGCCCAGAAAACCGTCAACCAGGTCTCCATCGACCTCTACAACGCGATGTACGCCGCCTGGTGCGAGCGGCAGACCGTCAGCCATGTGCGAAAGCGGTGCCAGGTCAACCAGAAGACCGCCGAGAAGTACATCGAGCACGGCGACCCGCCCCGCAAGATCCCCGCCATCCGCACCCGCTGGGAGCGCACCATGCAGAACGCCCAGATGGCCGAGGACTACTCCATCGTCAAGGCCCGCCGCGAGGTGCAGACCGCCGCCCGCGTCTACCTCGCCCGGCTCGCGACCGCCATCGCCGCCCTGGACCCGACCGCCCTGGACCCCAACAAGCTCGTGGGCCAGCTCCAGTGCACCCAGGCCGTCCTGGAGCGCACCCTGGGCGTCGCCGACGCCACCGTGCAGATCCAGGGCAACGACCGGTTCGCGAACTGGACCTCGGAGGAGCTGCTGGAGTTCGCCCGCACGGGGACCATGCCCGACCACGCCATCGGCGACGGGTCCGTCGCCCGGACACGGCAGACGGGCAAGGAATAGGGGGTGGAGGGGCGCGTCCACGTCGCCTTCCGCCCCGCGGTCATGCACCTCCCCCTGCTGGCCGACGGGGTCGTCGGCCCGGCCGACCAGCGCTCGCAGACCGCCGCCGCGCTCGAGATGCGGCAGCGCCTCCGCGCGCTCCAGGCGGTGCACATGCGCCGCGCGCGCGAGCACTTCCCCGCCTTCATGCAGTACTGCTTCATCGACCCGACCAAAGGAAAGCCGTTCGCCCAGCAGTGGTTCCACGACGAGTGGAGCGCGGCGATGGACACGGGCAACCGCGTGCTGATAATCGCTCCCCGTGATCATGGAAAGTGCCAAGTGGGCGAAACTATTATAGAATTAGCAAATGGCAGGGTGGCGGTAAAGGACTTTCGAGGAGGCCAGATCCTGGCGCTCGACCCAGCGACGATGCGCGTGGTAGTGGCCCGGGCGTCGGCCCCGTTCGAGGCTGGCGAGCGGGCGGTCTTCCGCGTGGAGACGGCCAGCGGGCGCGCGGTCATCGTGACGGGCAACCACCCGTTCCTCCGCGGCATCGAATGGGTGGAGGCGCAGGACCTGCAGGTCGGTGATCGGGTGGGCGTGATGGTCGGCGCGGCGACGCTCCCAGAAGGCGGCGGCGATTTAGACGAGGCGTGGGTGTTGGGCTTTCTGGTCGGAAACGGCTGCCTAACACACGAGTCCAGCGTGTCCACAACAGACCCACCCTGCCAGGCGAGGCTCGCGGCCTTTGCCCAGGCACGCGGATGGACGTTCGCAGGCTCAAACGGCAACGCCTGGCGATTTAGTAACGATTGGAGACGCGACGGGAACGGCCCGCGCGACTGGCTCCGCGATCACGACCTGTTGGGATGCTCGGCGCACACGAAGCGCGTCCCGGATGCCGTGTGGGCGTGGGGCCGGAATGCGCAACTGGCGTTCTTGAGTGGATACTTCGACGCGGACGGCGGCGTGGAGAGTCGGGGCGAGCAGGTGTCCTTCTCGTCGGTCAGCCGCGACCTGCTGGCGGACGTCCAGGCGCTTCTCGCCCGCTGCGGGATCAACGGCACCCTGCGAAAGAAGGCTGGCACCTACAACGGGGAGCGGCACTGGTCCTGGCGCATCTTCGTGCGCGGCGTCGACCTCGCCCGCTTCCAGGCGGGCTACAGCGGGGCGAGCCGCAAGGCGGACGCGCTGCGGCAGGCGCGGGGCGGGGGCTACGGCGGCGGGCGGCTCGACCTCGTGCCCTATGACGCCTGGCGCCCGCTCGTGACGATATCGCAGCGCGCGGGCCGCGCCGTCGGCATGCGGTTCGACAGCGCGCGCGCGATCACGAAGTGCAAGGTGCGGCGGCTGGCCGAGACGTGCGGGTCGGCGCCCCTGGCGGCCATCGCCGACGCGGAGGTGGCGTGGGAGCAGGTGGTCGCCATCACCCCCGCCGGGCGCGAGATGACCTACGGTATCGAGGTAGCCGGGCACCACAACCACATCACGGACGGTATCATCACGCATAACACCAGCCAGATCGTCGGGCGCACCATCTGGGAGCTAGGGCGGCACCCGGACCTGCGAGTGAAGATCGCGTGCGCGTCGGACGGGCGTGCCAAGGAGCGGCTCTACGAGGTGGTGCAGCACCTGGAGAACAACCCGCGCATCGGGGAGGTGTTTCCGAACCTGAAGCGCGCGGACTTCGGCGAGTGGAGCAAGCACAAGATCGTCGTGCAACGGAGCGTGCCGCACCGGGACGCGAGCGTCGAGGCGCTGGGCATCACCTCGACGGCGACCGGTGGCCGCGCGGACCTGCTCATCGCGGATGACGCGGTCGACCGCCGCAACGCGCTGTCGTTCCCGGCGCTCCGGGAGCAGATCAAGCAGGCGTGGCGGTCGGACTGGACCAACCTGCTCGAGCCAGAGAGCCGGGTCTGGTACATCTGCACGCTCTGGCACAAGGACGACCTCAGCCACCATCTGATGGAGAACCCGGCGTACCAGAAGCTGTTCTACGCGATCGACGCGGACTTCGGTGCCATGTGGCCCGAGAAGTGGACCGAGGCGTCGCTGCGGCTGCGGCACGCAGAGATCGGGTCGGTCGAGTTCAACCGCGGGTTCCGCAACCAGGCCGTGGACGACGAGAGCCAGACGGTCCGCGCAAAGTGGATCAAGTTCGCGGACCTGACCAAGGATGAGCGGTTCCTCGCCCCGCTCGCGGCGGGGTCGCTCGTGTTCTTCACGAGCTACGACGCGGCGAGCACGCCGACGGGGAAGAAGGAGCAGGACTACTCGTCCAGCTGCACCATCGCCGTCGACGTCGACGCGCACCGGGTGTTCATCGTCGACGCCTGGCACGCGCGGCTGTCCCTGTCGGGCATGAGCGACCAGGTCGTGCGCGAGTACCGCAAGTACAAGCCGTTCCGCATCCTCATCGAGAAGGTCGGCCTGTCAGCGCTCGACGAGTGGGTGCTGAACAACGAACCCGACCTCGCGGGCGTCGTCGAGGTCACGAAGCCGCGCATCAGCAAGGCGCAGCGCCTGCTCGCCGTCACGCCGATCATGGAGCGCGGCGATGTCATCTTCTCGCGGTACCTCGACCCAGACGCCGACACGTGGGACCCCGCGCGGGGCTCGCTAGTGCACGAGCTGCTCGACTTCCCGTTCGCCAAGCACGACGACATGGTCGACGCCTTCTCGCAGGCGCTCGATGGCGCGAGGCGCTACTTCCTTGACGCCTGGGCGACGGGCGAGGACAATGTGGTGGACCTGCGCGTCGGGCCGGGGCCCGGCGAGCGGGCCTATCCGTTCTGAGGGAGGCCGTATGGAACCGACCGCCTACGTGACCCTAGCCGACGTCGTGAGCTACCCCTGCGGCCCCAAGGCGCAGGGCGTGTTCGGCTACGTGCTGCGCCTGCCGGGCGGCACCGAGCTGGACCTGTTCGTGGCGCCGGCCGACGACGACGCCGACCGCAACGCCGTGTTGCGCGTGCGCGACGCCTACCTGCCGCCCATCCTCGTGACCGTGCCGCTGGCGCTCCAGGCCGCCTACCTCGAACCGATCGCGCCCGGGGCGGGGCCGCGCGCCGCGGCGGCGCGGCAGGACTGCCCGCACAGCTACGGGGCGGGCCGCGCGGCAGGTTGCCTGTCCTGCTACTGGGCGCGCTGGGTGGAGCGAGCGCACGCGCTGAGCGTGACCGAGGCCGAGCTAGAAGCCGAGCCGGCGCCCGGGGTGGATCCGTGAGCTATCGGTGCGGCCTGACGCGCTACGTGACCCGCCTGCGCAACGGGTGCACGCCGGCCACGTGGTTCATGGACGGCCGGGCCGCGCCGGGCGGGTGGCAGGGCGGGCAGGTCGATGAGACGTCCGTAAAAGGGACGACGCGGCGCGTGGACATCTGTCCGGCGTGCGTCGCGAAGCAGGAGCAGCAAACACCATGACAGCGAGCGCCGCACCAGCCAACCCGTTCAAGTACAACATCCGCGCGGCGGGCGAGGTCGACCTGGGCCGCGCAAAGCCGGGCTGCCGGCGCTGCAACGGGCGCGGCGTCCACGGCTACGTGACCGACAAGCAGACGCAGGCACGGGTGCCCATCATCTGCCTCTGCGTGACACGCAACGGCGGGGTGCGCGAGCCGCCCGCGATGCGCGACCTGCGGGACCTGTCGCCCGCGGAGATGGGCGAGGCGATCGCCGCCCGCATCCGGGCGCTGCCGCCCGAGCGGCTCGGCGAGGCGCTGGCCGAGCTGCAGCTGCGCGCCGAGAACCCGGACCGCCCGCCGCAGGAGCGGGCCATGCTGCGCGCCGTGCTGGCCCAGCTAGCCGCCCCGCAGGCCCCCAACGACACAGGAGGAGCATAAGATGTCCCAGGCAGTGTTCAGCACCATCACCATCCCGGCCGTCGCGACCGGCGCGAGCGCCGCGGTCGACATGTCGCAGCTGTTCGCCAAGGCGTACTCGTTCGTGCGGGACGCGGGCGCGGCGTTCACCGGTGCGCTCGAGGGCAGCGTGACCGGACATGACAACTGGACGACCATCGTCAACCTGAACGCGACCGGCATCGGTGACATCGCCGGTCACTACAACTTCGTGCGAGCCAACGTCACCGTCGGCGGTGCCCTGGGCGCGACGACCGCGCTGACCGTGGTCGGGAAGGACTGAGTCATGGCGATGCCTGTATTTGGCCTGCTAGAGATCCCAGACGACGGGGCCGGCAATGCCGTCATCGCGGGCGGCACCGCGTTCCCGTTCAACGGGGCGGTGGAGAAGGGGTACGAGATCTGCGTCGACCCGGCGCTGGCCTTCGTCGCGGACCTGGAGGGCAGCCCGACCGGCTTCGACAACTGGACGGTCATCGCGGCGGTGGCGGCGGGCCAGGGCGCCGTGCTCGACCGCTACAATTTCGTGCGGGTCAACGTCACGGCCGGCGGGCTCATCGGCCCGCTGACGGTCGTGCGCGTGGCCGGGAAGGAGCGCAGCTGATGGCGCACCGGGGCACGCGGGGCACGACGGAGTCGTTCGCGCGGCCGGCGCCCGCGACGGCGATGACGCGCGAGGTGCTGATGGCCAAGGCCGCGGTCGCCGCGGGGGACGCCATCGACGAGACGAGCGCGCTCGCGGTGATCGACGCTACGGCGCGGGAGTGGGCGGACCAGGGCGCGGTGGACGCGCCGTACGACCCGGCGACGCTGCTGCGGTTCGTGGAGATGTGCCCCCACCTCGGCCCGAACCTCGACGGCTACACGCAGAACATCGACGGCTACGGCTTCACGGCGGTGCCGGCCGAGCGCTGGATGGAGGACCTGGACGCCGACGATGCGCGTGAGGCCGTACGCGCGGCGATGGCCTACGAGCGCTGGCTGGACGCCGAGGCCGCGCAGCCCGACGACGCGACGGAGGAGCCGACCATCGAGGAGCCGACCGACGCCGAGGCGCAGGAGGTACTCGACACGATCGCCGCGCGCATGCGGCGCGAGCGGTTCCGGTTCGACGCCTGGCTCGCCAACTGCTGCTCGGAGGCCTCGTTCACCGACCTGCGCAAGCGGGTGCGGTGGGACAAGGAGGCGACCGGCTGGGGCGCGCTCGAGATGATCCGGGACGAGGCGGGCAAGCTGATGCGGCTGGCCTACGTGCCGGGCTTCACCGTGCGCCCGCTCGTCAACGAGGGCGAGGCGGTGGAGGTGGTGGAGGGCAACCCGGCGACCGTGCTCAGCGAGGACCGCGAGGTGCGGGTGTGGCGGCGCTTCCGGCGGTACGTGCAGATCATCGGCTCGAAGCGGGTCTATTTCAAGGCGCCCGGCGACCCGCGCACGGTGTCGCGGAAGACCGGCAAGCTGTACCCGGACGCCGCGGCCATGCGGCAGGAGAGCGCCGAGGGGCCGGACGCGCGCGAGGCGCACGAGCTGATCTACTTCGCGCACCACTGGCCCGCGTCGCCCTGCTCGCCGCCGCGCTGGATCTCCAACCTGCTGCGCGTGCTGGGCTGCCGCGAGGCGGACGAGACGAACTACTTCCATCTGAAGAACAAGACCTTCGCGGGCGGCATCCTGTTCGTCAGCGGCGGCAACCTCAAGCAGGGCGTGAAGGACCGCATCGAGGCGCGCATCACCCAGGAGCTGCAGGGCTCGCAGAACACCTCGCGCATCCTCGTGGTGGAGGCGCTCCCGGCGCGCGGCGCGGCGGGCGAGCGCTCGCTGCTGCCATCCATCACCTTCCAGTCGCTGCGCGACTCGATGACTACCGACGCGATGTTCGTGGAGTACGACACGCGCGCCAGCAACTCCATCGGCGCGGCGTTCCGGCAGTCGCCGCTG